ATGCCGCCCTGGCAGAGACCTCGAACGTCAGCGCGGCCAGCGCCGCCGCCGGGGTTCCCAGGCCGCGCCTATCGGCTGCGCCGCACCGAACCCGATTTCGCCCGCGCCTGGCGCGCCGCCCTGCTGGAGAGCTACGAGAACCTGGAGATGGAAGTGCTCTACCGCCTGCGCTTCGGCGATCCCAAGGACGGGGAGGTCAAGTTTGACAACGCCACCGCGCTGCGCCTGCTCGGCCTCCACCGCGAGACCGTGGCGCGCGAAAGGGCATCGCGGGAGAACGGGGACCTCGCCGCCGTCCGCGCCTCGATCCAGGCCAAGCTGGCGCAGCTGCGCGAGCAGGTCACGGCGCGGCGCGCGCTGGAAACCCGCCCGGAAGCCCGCCCCGAAACCAGCAAGGAAGCCGAGCATGGCTGAAGCCGATCCCCTGCAATGGCTGACCGAGGCCGACGAGGCCGAACTGGAGCGCTTCGCCGTGCAGCTCGGCCCCACCGGACAGCGCGAATGGCGCTGGAACTGGCGGGTCTGGGCGCGGCCTTCGCAGCTGGCCCCGGCGGGCGACTGGCGGGTCTGGCTGGTCATGGCCGGGCGCGGCTTCGGCAAGACGCGCTGCGGCGCCGAATGGGTCAACGAGATCGCCGAAAACGATCCCGAGGCGCGCATTGCCCTCGTCGCCGCCCATCTCGGTGAGGCGCGCGCGGTCATGGTCAAGGGCGAGAGCGGCCTGCTCTCGGTCGGCGCACCGTGGCGGCGGCCGGTCTTCGAGCCTTCGCTGCGGCGGTTGACCTGGCCGAATGGTGCGCAGGCCACGCTCTATTCCGCCGCCGAGCCGGAAGCGCTGCGCGGCCCCCAGCACAGCCATGCCTGGTGCGACGAGGTCGCCAAGTGGGACAACACCTCCGCCCGCGCGGTGGCGAGCTGGGACAACCTGCTCATGGGCCTGCGCCTTGGCCGCGATCCGCGCGTCGTCGCCACCACCACCCCGCGCAGCGTGCCGCTGGTCATGCGCCTGCTGGCCGAAAGCGAGCGCGGCGAAGTGGCGGTGACGCGCGGCAGCACGTTCGACAATGCCGCCAACCTACCCGCCCGCTTCCTCGACACGATGCGCGGTTCCTTCGGGCAAAGCCTGCTCGGGCGGCAGGAGATAGACGGCGAGCTGATCGCCGAGATCGAAGGCGCGCTCTGGAGCCGGGCGCTGCTGGAAACCTGCCGCGAGGACCACGCGCCCGAATGCAGCCGAATCGTCGTCGGGGTCGATCCTCCGGCTTCGGACGGCGGCGATGCCTGCGGGATCGTAGTGGTCGGCCTCGGCGCCGACGGCATGGCCCATGTCCTCGCCGATGCCTCGGTGGAAAAGACCGGTCCCGAACGCTGGGCACGCGCCGTCGCCGGGGCCGCCGAGGCCTGGCAGGCCGACCGCGTGGTCGCCGAGGCCAACCAGGGCGGCGCGATGGTCGGCTCGGTCCTGCGCGCGGCGCAGCTCTCGCTGCCGCTGCAGCTGGTCCACGCCAGTCGGGGCAAAGTCGCCCGCGCCGAACCGGTCGCCGCGCTCTACGAAGCCGGACGGGTCCGCCATGCCGGGCTGTTTCCGGCGCTGGAAGACGAGATGTGCGGGCTGATCGCCGGAGGGTCCTATCAGGGACCGGGGCGCTCGCCCGACCGCGCCGATGCGCTGGTCTGGGCCTTGACCGAACTGATGCTCGGCAAAGGCGGCGCGCCTCGGGTGCGAGTGGCCTGATTTCGCATCCTAGGGAGCGGACCGCTCCGGACATTTCCTGAAAGGAACCCTCGCCCGTGTCCTTCATCGATACCCTCCTCGCCGCCTTCAAGGGCGAGAGTGCCCGCGTGCCGCTGGCGCGCGGCCCGGCCTCGCCCTGGTTCTTCGCCGAGAACGGCAGCGGGCGGGCGCCGTTCGAATATGCCTCGGCGGTGCGCCGTGCCTATCTCGAAAACCCCGTCGTCCAGCGCGCCGTGCGTCTGGTGGCAGAGGGGATCGGCGGCGCCCCGCTGCGCCCTGCCGATCCCAAGCTCATGGCGCTCGTCACCGAGACCAGCGCCGGGCAGTCGCTGCTGGAGACACTCGCTTGCCACCTGCTGCTTCACGGCAATGCCTATGTGCAGGTGCTCAAGGACGCGCGGGGGCGCCCGGTCGAACTCTTCGCCCTGCGGCCCGAGCGCGTCTCGATCATGGCGGGCGAGGACGGCTGGCCCGCCGCCTTCGCCTACGAAGTGGCCGGGCGGCGGCCGACGATCCCGCTGCTGGACGAGGACGCCGCCCCCAACGTGATCCACATCCGCCACTTCCACCCGGCGGACGACCACTACGGCGCGGGCTGCCTCGCCGCTGCCGACGAGGCCGTGGCCACCCACAATGCCGCCGCGCAGTGGAACCGCCAGTTGCTCGAAAACGCCGCCCGCCCCTCCGGCGCGCTGGTCTACGAGGCGGACGACGGCCAGACGCTCACCGGGGACCAGTTCGACCGGCTCAAGGCCGAACTCGCCAATGCCTATGCCGGTGCGGACAATGCCGGGCGGCCGATGCTGCTGGAAGGCGGCCTCAAGTGGCAGGCCATGGCGATGACCCCGGCGGACTTGGACTTCGCCACCCTCAAGGCCGCCGCCGCCCGCGACGTGGCACTGGCCTTCGGGGTGCCGCCGATGCTGCTCGGCCTGCCGGGCGACGCCACTTACGCGAACTACCGCGAGGCCAACCGCGCGCTCTGGCGGCTCACCCTGCTGCCGCTGGCGGGCAAGATCCTCTCTGGTCTTTGCGAGGGCCTCGCGCCGTGGTTCCCGGAAACCTGTCTCCATATCGACCTCGACCGCGTGCCCGCCCTTGCCGAGGACCGCGAGCGGCTCTGGGCGCAAGTCAGCGCCGCCGACTTCCTCGATGCCGAAGAGAAGCGCGCCCTGCTCGGCCTCGCCCCGGCCCCGAAGGATGAAGGGAACATACCATGAACGATAAGGACATGCTGGCCGGGCTGCTCGCCCAGGCGACCGGCGAAGGCAGCGAACTCGTGACCTTGCGCGCCATCGTCGAGGAAGCCAGCGAAGTCGGTGCGCGGCGCATGCTGTCGCGGATCGGCCTCGACGATGCGACCGCGCCGGGCGACCTCTCCGAACTGCGCGAACTGCTTCAGGCCTGGCGCGATGCCAAGGCCAGTGCCCAAGCCGCCGCCATCGGCTGGATCGTGCGCGGGGTGCTGGCGCTGCTGCTCGGCCTCGCCGTGCGCCTCGGCGTCGGGGAGTTGCGGCGATGAGGGCCTTGCGCTTTGCAGGCTACGCCGCCCTGTTCGGCAGGCGCGACGCCGGGCGCGACCTGATCCGCCCCGGCGCCTTCGCCCGGACGCTGGCGGAACGACGCGATCCCCTGCCCCTGTTCTGGCAGCACCGGCCAGACCTGCGGATCGGCTGGATCGAAACCGCCGCCGAGGACGACCGGGGCCTGCGCGTGACCGCTTCGGTGGACAACCCGGACGGCGCCGCTGGTCTCGCGCTGCGGCGCGGCACCGTGACCGGCCTCTTGTTCGGCTACCGCGCCCGCGCCAGCCGCACCGGCGCCGAGGGCCGCGAACTGCTCGATCTGAAGCTGTTCGAGGTCAGCCTCGTCACCCACCCGATGCAGCACGGCGCGCGGGTGCACCTGATTTCCTGATTTCCTGATTCCCCGATCTCCCGTTTCCCTGCCGCCCCAACCGGTGGCTTCAATCGAAAGGTCCCTGCCCGATGGAATCCCCTGCTCCCGCCGAAGCGCTTGACGCCTCGTTCGATCTCGTCGCCCGTCAGGACGCCACCGAAGCCGCCGTCGAGACTTTGCGCGGCGATGTCGCCGACGTGAAGGCCCGGCTCGACCGCGTCAGCCGCGCCGCCGCCCGCCCGGTGATCGAAGGCACCGCCCCCGCCAGCCTCGAAGTGAAGGGCTTCGTCGACGGCTACTTGCGCCTGGGCCGCGAGACCGAGATCAAGTCGCTGTCCGGCACCGTGCTGTCGGACGGCGGCTATGCGGTCCCGCGCGAGGTCGATGCGCTGATCTCCGCCCGCCTGAAGTCGATCAGCCCGATCCGCGCCATCGCCCAGGTCGTGCAGAACGGCTCGGCGGGCTACCGCAAGCTCGTGACCACCGGCGGCACCGCCTCGGGCTGGGTGAGCGAGACCGGCGCCCGCGCCGAAACCGCCACGCCCAGCTTCGCCGAAATCGCCCCGCCCGCCGGTGAACTCTACGCCAACCCGGCGGCGAGCCAGGCCATGCTCGACGACGCGGCCTTCGACATCCAGTCGTGGCTGGCCGACGAGATCGCCATGGAGTTCGCCCGCGCGGAAGGCGCCGCCTTCGTCAGCGGCAGCGGCACCAACCAGCCCAGGGCTTCCTCACCGCGCCCAATGCCGCCACGGCGGATGCGACCCGCGCGTTCGGCATGCTCCAGTTCCTCGCCTCGGGCAATGCCACCGGCTTCGACAGCGCGCCGGAACTCAAGCTGATCGACCTCGTCCATGCCCTGAAGAACGGCCACCGCCAGGGCGCGCGGTCTCGCAGGAGGACGGCAGCTTCTCGGCGGAACTGACCTCGCGCAAGCAGGAACTCCTGCGCGACCCGGTGCCGCGCACCAGCCCCAGCTGCCGCGCGGCGTTCTGCGGGCCCGGTTGCAATCTCGATGCGCAGCGCTTCACCCGCGAAGTCGTGCTCATGGCGCTCGATCCCGAGAACAATGCCGTGGTCCTGAGCAAATCCATCGACTCCGCGCTTCATGCGGGCGGCAGCTTGCGCTGGCTGGAAGGCCCGCAGGCGGGCGAAACCATGGGCGTGACCGGAGCGACCGGGGCAGGCGGCCTGATCCTCGACCGCCCGCTGGACGAAACCACCCCGCCCGGCACCCGCGCCTTCCAGCGCGAGGGCTGCGATCATACGCTCGGGACTTGCGGCGCCCGCTTCGCCAATGCGGCGAACTTTCGCGGCGAGCCGTTCCTGCCCGGAAACGACCTGCTCACCCGCTACCCCTCACCTTCTATATGAACGCCTTCGATATGAACGGGGCCACCATCGCCGCAGCGGCGCGCGAACTCGTGGGCATTCCCTTCCGCCTCCATGGCCGGGACCCACGGATCGGTCTCGACTGCCTCGGCGTCGTCGCCGCCAGCCTGCCGGGCGAGCGGGCGCGGCACCTGCCGGGCGGCTACCGCCTGCGCGCGCTGGTCACGCCCGATACCGATGCGCTCGCCGAACGCCTCGGCCTCACGCCCGTCAGCGGAGAGCCGGAACCCGGCGATGTGCTCCTGCTGCGCCTCGGACCCTGCCAGCACCATTTCGCCGTGGCACAGGACCGCGCCCGCATCGTCCACGCCCATGCCGGGCTGCGCCGCGTCGTGCTCGGCCCGCTGCCGTCTGACTGGCCGCGCATCGGCCATTGGCGCGCGATTCCCGAAGAGGAGAAGGAATAGACATGGCCACGCTCGTATTCAGCGCCGTCGGCACCGCGCTTGGCGGACCGATGGGCGGCGCGGTAGGCTCACTGGTCGGCAGCCAGTTCGACGCCGCGCTCTTCGGCACCCCGCGCGGCCAGCGCGGGAGGCTCAGGGAACTGGACGTCACCACCTCCAGCTATGGCCAGCCGCTGCCGCGCCATTTCGGGCGGATGCGCGTGGGCCGGGCAGATGATCTGGGCTACCGAACTCGCCGAGAGCAGCGAGACACTCGGCGGCGGCAAGGGCGCAGGTTCGGTCACCGCCTATAGCTACAGCGCCAACTTCGCGGTCGCGCTCGCCAGCCGCCCGATCCTCGGCATCGGCCGCATCTGGGCCGACGGCAAGTTGCTGCGCGCCGTCGAGGGAGACCTCAAGACCGGCGGCATCCTGCGCCTCTACACCGGCCACGGCAACCAGCCCTGCGACCCGCTGATCCTCGCCGCCGAGGGCGAGGCACAGTGCCCCGCCCACCGCGACCTCGCCTATGTCGTCTTCGAGGACCTCGACCTCTCGGAATTCTACAACCGCATCCCCGCGCTGACATTCGAAGTCGTCGCCGACGAGACGTTCGATCTGGCCGATCTGCTCGGCGAGGTGATCGAGGATGTGGAGACCGCCCTGCCGCTCACCGGCTTTCGCGGGTTCACCTGCGAGGGCAGCCTCGTCGAGGCGATGGACACCATCGATCAGGTGTTCCCGCTGGCGGCCGATGCAGGTGGCGAAACATTGGCGATCACCCACGAACGCCGGCAGGCGCAACCGATCGCCCTGCCCGAAGCCGCGATCCCGACCGAGGACGGCGATTTCGGCGCCGCCACCGGCTTCGCCCGCCATCGCGGCAGCGCGGAGGAACGTCCGCTATCGCTGCTGCGCTACTTCGACTGCGACCGCGACTATCTGCCCGGCATCCAGCACGCCGCCGGGCAGACGGTCCCCGGCGAACCCGGCGCGATCGAACTGCCCGCCGCGCTCGATGCCGCCACCGCCCGCAGCCTGATCGAGCAGGCCCGGCACCGCACCGACTGGCGCCGCGAGCGCGTCTCTTGGCGCACCGCCGAACTGAACCCCGCCGTGGCGCCCGGCACGCTCGTAACCTTTCCCCGGATCGCCGGGCGCTGGCGCGTGCGCGAATGGGAGTGGCGCGACAGCGGCGTGGAAGTGACCGCCGAACGCGTCGTTCCGACCGGCACCGACACGCTCCTGCCACTTCCTACCGATCCCGGCCGAATCAACCCGCCCGAGGACCTGCCCGCCACCCCGACCGTGCTCGCCGCCTTCGAACTGCCACATGACCTCGCCGCCGACAGCGCCGGGAGACCGCGCCTCTTCGCCGCGCTGTCCTCGGCCGGATCGAACTGGAGCGGCGCCGCGCTCTATGCGGACCGGGGCGACGGCCAGCTCGATCCGCTGGGCGGCAGCGGGCGCCGCCGCGCCGTCATGGGCACGGCATCCTCGGCCTTGCCGCCGAAAAGCCCCCTGCTGTTCGACCGCACCTCCAGCTTGGCGGTCACGCTCGTCGATCCGCGTATGAATCTGGTTTCGGCCACCATGCGACAACTGGCGGAGGGCGCGAACCTAGCTCTGCTGGGTGAGGAACTGGTCCAGTTCGCCCAAGCGACCGCGCTCGGCGAAGGCCGTTGGCGCCTCGAAGGCTTCCTGCGCGGGCGGGGGGGCACCGAAAGCGCCGTGACCGGACACGTCGCGGGCGAGGCTTTCGTCCTGCTGGACGGCACCGCATCGCCGCTCGACCCGGCGCGCCTCGGAACGGCGACGGACAGAAAAGTGCTCGTCATGGGCCGCGGCGATGCAGAGCCGGTCGCCAGCCCCGTACACCTCAGCGGCCTCACCCTGCGCCCGCTCGCCCCGGTCCATCCCCGCGCGGAACTGCTCGGCGACGGCACCTTGCGCCTCGGCTGGACGCGCCGCGCGCGCGGCAACTGGAACTGGCAGGACGGCATCGACGCGCCGCTGGTCGAACAGGCCGAAAGCTATCTCCTGACGTATGGCCCTATTGAAAATCCGCTCGCCACCTGGACCTTGCAGGCGCCCCGCATGGACCTGCCGCCCGACCTGCTGGCCATGCTTTCCGCCCTGTCTCCCGGCGACGCGTTCGGCGTGCGGCAGCAGGGCACTTACGCGGTTTCCACGATGCTCCATCTCTTCCCGCCCCCATCTTTCCGCAAGGATATCCGAACATGAGCGACGCCGTGATTTTCGAAAGCACCAGTCCGCGATTTGCCCTGCCGCTGCTTCATGCGGGGCAGGCGCAGAAGGAAGTGTTCGTCAACGAGGCGCTGGCACGGTGCGATGCTCTTTTGCACTCGACTGTATCCGGAGAGCGACCCGCACCGCCCGAAAACGCCGAAGCGGGCGAATGCTGGCTGGTCGCGGCAGGTGCCACCGGCGCGTGGAGCGGCCACGATGCCGCAATTGCGAGCTTCCAGGGCGGCGGCTGGATATTCATCCCCCCCCGTCGAGGGCTTCGCATCTATGACCTTTTCACAGGTCAGGAACGGCTCTTCGACGGAATTTGGAAAAAAGGTTCGCTTCCCGTGGAACCACTTGGCGGGATGACAGTTGATGTTCAGGCTCGGGCGGCGATCGGGGAACTGGTCGTCGTCCTGCAAGCCTTGGGTATCGTTCCATCAGCATGACACGCAGCACTGCGCAGGGGCAATAACGTGAAGTCGATTTCCAATAAAGGAGTCACGACGCCTCACCAAACCCCCGAAAACGCGACATTTCTGCAACAGTCAGCTCCAATGTGCGCTTGCACACGGAAAGCTGAGGGGGTAGACACCACAGGCACTCGGTGGCTCCAAATCTCTTAGTAGGGGAAACGTATGAGGAAACTCGTCATTGGACTGGCGCTGGCTTCGACAGCTATCGCCACTCCCGCGCTGGCGCGCGACAACTCGTGGTACATCGAAGGTGACTTCGGTGCCATGATCGTCGAAGACGCCGATCTCAAGATCAACGGCGTCAGCAACGCCGCAACCGCAGACTTCAGCACCGGCTTCGACGGTGGTGTCGCTCTCGGTTACGACTTCGGTCCGTTCCGTCTCGAAACCGAAGCCAGCTACCGCCAGGCTTCGTTCAAGGGCAGCGATGGCCCGGACGCCAGCAACCTGACCTTCATGGTCAACGGTCTGCTCGACTTCGGTCCCGATGACGGCCTTCAGGGCTTCGTCGGCGGTGGCGCGGGCGTTGGCCGCGTCAAGTACGACATCTTCGACGATTCCGACACCGGTTTCGCCTGGCAGGCCATCGCGGGCATCCGCGCGCCGATCAGCAGCCATGTCGACGTCGGCCTGAAGTATCGCTTCAGCAACGTCAACAAGGTGAACTTCGTTGACTTCGACGGCAACGACGTGCGCACCAAGTGGCGTTCGCACTCGCTGATGGCGACGATCGGCTACAACTTCGGCGAACCGGCAGCTCCGCCGCCGCCGCCGCCGCCGCCGCCGCCGCCGCCTCCCCCGCCGCCGCCGCCGCCGCCGCCGCCGGTCGTGGAATGCAACAAGGGCCCGTACATCGTGTTCTTCGACTGGGATAAGTCGGACATCACGCCGGAAGCCGCCACCATCCTCGACAGCGCCGTCAGTGCCTATGGCAACTGCAACAGCGTGCCGATCATGCTGGCCGGTTACACCGACCGTTCGGGTACCCCGAAGTACAACCTGGGCCTGTCGGCACGCCGTAACGACGCGGTTCGTGCATACCTGACCGGCCACGGCATTCCGGACGGCTCGATCTCGAGCCAGGCCTTCGGTGAAGCCAACCCGCGCGTCCCGACTGCTGACGGCGTGCGCGAGCTGCAGAACCGTCGCGTCGAGATCACTTACGGTCCGGGTTCGGGCATGTAAGCGAACCGGCAACGGTTACAGATTGGGGGGTCGGAGCAATCCGGCCCCCTTTTCTTTTGCCTGCGACAAACGCCTGCACGCACAAAAAAAGCCCCGCTTTCGCGGGGCTTTTGCTTTGAGCTGGTCCGGGATCAGACCGCGTAAGGCGTCGGATCGACCAGCCCGGCATCGGCGAACCCCGCCTTGCGCAGACGGCAGCTGTCGCATTCGCCGCAAGCCACATCGCCGGGCTGCGGATCGTAGCAGGACCAGCTCATCCCCGCATCCATGCCCAGACGATCCGCCTCGCGGGCGATATCCGCCTTGCCCATGAACTGGAGCGGCGCATGAATCCGGAACTGGGTGCCCTGATCGCCTTCCTTGGTCGCCAGCCGGGCGATATCCTGGAACGCGGCGATGAATTCCGGGCGGCAATCGGGATAGCCCGAATAGTCCAGCGCATTGACGCCGATAAAGATGTCGGTCGCGCCGATCGCCTCGGCCCAGGCCAGGGTCAGCGACAGGAACACGAGGTTGCGCGCGGGGACATAAGTCACCGGCACGCCGGGCCCGACACCGTC